CCCCCTGTTGGTCTGTTGCCATCTGTTCCAACTGGTAAACCAACAGCATCAGTTTTTGAACTTACATCTAAAGATAAATTCGCAGCAGCACCAATACCAAAAACGCCATCTGTATCAACAAAAAGTCCTAAATTGTTTCCATTTCCGTCAGAGAGTTGTTTTCCAGAAGTTCCAGCCTCTAAATTATCTGTAACCTTTACTAAAGATTTAAAAGTGTCTTTTATTTTAGTGCCTGTTAATGTAGCCATTTAATTATTTTTAACAAATTTACAAATTTTTAATCATCCCAGTTGTCATTTATGTCCTCCCATTTATTTTCATTTGTGTTATAAAAAATAGAAATAATTCTTTTTATTATTAAACGACTAGAGGTAACGACATTTTTAACTGACCTACCAACTGAAATCATTTTCTTAAATAACAAATAATTGAACCTTGACTCACTGTAATGCTTGTAAAATCACCGACCATTGTATGTCCTTCATTGATGTCAAAGTTTGCTAATGAGCTATCTCCACCCTCCGCATTAGAAGTCAAAGAAATTCTAGAGTTTTCTAATATTGTTATTGCTCCAAATTTTTCTCCCACAACGGATGTTGCTGTACCTGTTGCCGATAAAATACGGAACCCAAAATCACCAAAAGACATTCTTTGGTAATGATTAGCACTAAATAAATTTGGAGTTGGCATTATCTTTTTCTCGGTTTTTTATATTGTTTACTATTTTTTCCTCTTGAGAGATTCTTTGAATGAATCCCTTTTCTTTTTATTTTCTTTTTCTCTCTATGTACATACTCCGTTCTTTTAGCCATTTTGATTATTCATTATCTGGGTTTTATTTTTTGAACCCATAGAACTTCCAAAATAATATCCAATGACTTGAGTAAAGGCAGCCACTACCGCACCAAAACCCATGTCAAACAATCTTTGAGATTCTTTTGGAATCTCCCATAGTCCTATTGCTCCAGCTACAACTGCAACAAAAGAGAGTGTTATTCCCCAGCCAACAGTCTTAAAAAGAATGTCATTGGACCCAGCTTGTATTGCAGCCATCTCTCTTTGTCTTGCTGATGCTCTATCTTCAACCTCAGCCTCATAAGCCTCTAAGACCATTTCTTGAGCTTTTATCTTATCCTCTACTGGACAATCAGAGTTCTTTATAGAGCTGATGACCTGTTCAACAGACATTTCTCCCTGTATAAGAGAACCTAAAGCTGGATTAACAAGACCGACAGCTCCTTTTAATATTTTGCCGACAGTGGTTTGTCCAAATGGTTTCTTTTTTTTCATTCCAACGTATAAGCTGATTTACTACTTTTTGCCACCATATAACCAGACAGCTGGTTGCTTTTCAGAGTCAACGTCAATATGAAGAAATTTGGCACTAATTCCAATCCTTCGCACCTTGTTTTTGATTGCAGCTGCAATGATTTTTTCTCTGTCACTGGAGTTGTTACAGGCAATGTCTGCGGCAACACCTTTGAGGTGACTTGAGTTTGGTACGCTGTTTTTAAGTTTTGAGTTTGTTTCCTCAGTTCTAAAACCGCTGGTAATTCGCATCTGGACTCCACTCTGGTGCCTAATTGTATTAAGCAAAGTGATAAAATCAAAATCCATATTCTCAGCCGCTGAACCTTCCTTATTAGGGTCATCAAACTCCTCAATTTTAAAATATTTCCAATTCATAATTTTTCATTTTTATTTTTTATTACAATCATCATTATCACAATCTAAAGTTTTAATTGTCTTATCATCATAATCTAATGTGTATTTAAGAAGTAATTTGCTTAAAATACCGTCTTGTAATTCAATTAATAATTTTTCAAGCTGGTCCTTTTGGTCAACAAGTTGGTCCACCTTCATCTCTAATGAGTCATTTTTTTTCTGTAAGTCAATGATTTGCTGGTCATCTTTGCCGATAAAAACAAAAACACTGGCAGCAATTACACTAACTAAAGCACCAACAATAAGTTTAAAAGCATCATTGTTTGACTCTGGTACTTCAAATTTTGACAAAAAAAGTAACAGTAGTATTACAAAAAGAAATACAATTCCAGAGCCTACATATCCCCTTATTTCTCTTCTCTCTCTACTTGTCATCAATCCTGTCTTTTATTTTTAATATTGTATAGCATAAGGATGCAAACAATACCAATGTTGTCAATGCTGAATTGATATTCATAAAGCTGATTCCAACAGCACTTAAATTTATTCCCCAAATTCTTAAATCTTCCATTTTTCTAAGATGTTTTTTGAACTCTGTTTGAGAGTTCTAAGTTACCAATAAAATACGTTTTATCACCTTCGTCATTTTCCTCATAAGAAACGCCCTCATTAACACAAGTATAAACTTTAAAATTATCAGAGCTTAAATCAAAATAGGATGAGCTGCGAGTTCTAACTAAATTTAGAATGTTTGAAATCATTTGATTTACCGTCAATTGACCACCACTATCCGCATCAAACGAAGTGACAGCCTCAATTCTTGTAACACAGTTTAAGGTAAATGTATCTTTATTGTTATCAATCTCGTCATGACTGACAGAAAAAACTTTTATATAAGGAGCGGTAGCATTAGATGGGACTCTGTTATAAATTGGAACCGTAGCACTATCAACCGTTATTTGATTTGTTAAACGGTCAATAATTGCTTTTCTGATAAAATGTAAAGCCTCATTCATCTCAATGCTTTTTTAATTTTGTTATTTATATCCATAAGTAAAACTTTAAGCATCCTGTTTATTGTTGGATAGAAATAAGGAATTTTTCTTTTTGGGTCATCACTTCTTGATTTACCGCCTCCAAACTCAACAAAACCAGAGTACTTTGCTTTTGATTCGACAATAGCAGTTTTTCTGACAGCTTTTGCTGTTATTAAACCAGCCAAAGTTCCAAACTCAAAAGGAGCAACTTTTTTCATTTCTCTGGATGTAAGCAAAGCAAAATCTTTCAAAGACCTGTTTAAACCATCTCTGTCGAGTTTTTCAAGTTTTTTCATCTTCATTCTAACTGAGGCTAAGTCTTTTTGATTTAATTTTAATTGTGAACTCATACTAATTTAATTCCCTCCAGAACAGTGTAATATTTATGAACCGAATCAAATTTTGAATTGATTCTATATTCATCAGAATCTCCAACAACTTGAATTGTGTCACTGAGTGATATCTGGTCCGCTGATTTTTTTCTTATGGTAAATAAAGTCTTTAATTCAAATTTTCTTTGACTGTTTTGTGTTATCATTTCTCCAGACTTGTCTTTTTTATTTGCCCAAAGTGTCACATGGGTCGCCTTAGTTGATGTAAACCCTCCAAAATTATCAGTTGATTTTGTGAGTCTTTTTATATCAATCCTTGTGTCAAGTTTACCAGCATCCATTAAATAAAGCTCCTTTTAAATGGTGTTAACAATTTTTTTGATGACGTTGGTATCTCAGAGATATTATTTCCAACCTCACTAAAGTCAGCTCTATTGTCATAATACGTTGTGACCATTTGTAATAGTGCCTGTTTAATAAGTCCATCAGATAGTCCAGAGGTGACATAAGTGATTTTAACCTCCTCAGCTGGGAGTGAATCAAGCTCAATGTAATTGTTATCTAAACCGTAAGCTGTATAAGTAGCAGCAAAACCATCAACAGTCACAGATGATATTGAAGCCACTGGACTAAAAGGAAGCTCAATTCTTTGATGTAACTCTCCAACATAATAAGTCCTGTTTTTAGCAACTATGTCAGAGTTAAGAAAATTTTCAGCGTTTTGTCTAGCTGTTGTAATCATCTCGTCTAACAAATTATCATCCGCTGTTGTGTCTATTCGAGCAAACAGCTTGACATCTGTATTGGTGATTAATTCACTACCAGTTGTACTATTTATTTTTATTTGAAACATTCTTTGTTTTTTTCTTAGACTGCTTATGTTCTTTAGTTTCTTTTTTAGCTTTATCCTCTTTATAGAGAATTGCAATACCTCTGTTTAAATAATGGTTGCTTAATTTTTCTGGTAATTCTAAAACATCACCCTCCTTATGCCAAGCATTTTCAGCCAGAACTGTTCTTATCATTTTAATCTTTGCCATAATATTATTATTTAACAACAAAGATAAAAAAAAAGTGCCATCTTAAAACAGCACTTTTCATAACCAAACAAATCAAATTATATGAAATAAAAAACTTTATTACACAATAAACTCAAAGTTATTAAAAAATATTTTATTCTTACCATGTTTTGACAATCTTATTGACTGCATATTCCCAGTATTGGGAAATATAAAGAAGCCTTCAAAATAAGCGGAGTAAACAGCAAAAAAATCAACAATCTCTTTTGTATATTTAGATTTGCTGTTGTTTAACGGAGCATTAATTGTCCTACGCCCAATATAAGGCTTTTTCTCTGTTGCTTTAACTTGTACCTTATAGAGTTTTTTTCTGGATTCTACTATGCAATCATAAGGAGATGAATCTAAAACTGGCATAGAAATAAGCCGACCTCTTTTCAAACATTCGCTCACAAATAAATATTCAGCATAGCATCCTAGCAAATTTCCCTCCACAATACTAAGTTAATACTAAAAAAATAAACTTTCTTGTATATAATTTTTTTTATATAAAGTTTTTTTAATACATTAGAGGAAATTTAAATCTAATAAAATGGAAACAATAGACTTAAGAAACAAAATCGACAGACCTAAATTTTCTGTCAAAGAATCATTTAATATTTATATAAATACTGAATCACAGTTTATAGGATTTTACAACGGCAGTGAGGAGGAGTATTTTTACAAAGGTAAAAAGAGAGTTACAGGAGGAGGTTGGCATTTTAGACGACTCTTAGCCTCTGGTAAATGGAAACTGACAAAAGCTGGTTGGATGAAGATATATCATGGCTATAAATCTAACGGTCCATTTCAAAGAAGTTTGTCTCGCCTAAGACGTTTTTATGAGATTAAAATTCCATCTGATGGTTGGAAAAAGTTTAAAATAATTACTTACAACAAAGCAACAAGTCAAACCTATGAACAAATTAAAATTTTTAAAAATGCCTTATAAGTATTACATAGTTTCTAGCATTGGTGAAAAAGAGAACAACAAAAGGATAAAAACATTTATGATTCGAGCAGTTTTAACTCTCCTTTTTATCAATGCTGTTACCTTTTTTGGATTTTATTTAATAATGTTGATTTATGGATAGAGATGAATTAAGAGAGAACGTCTGGAGATTCTTGGTCATTGGGACCTTTTTCTGGTCCTTAAGACTAATGTATGTTTACGGAGCATTAGCAGACTCCATTTTAATGCTATTAGTGTCTCTTATCGTTTATAAAAATAAAGCCGAGAAATGAGCTATTTTGAGCCTCTAAGCG